GATGCACAAACTCCTTCGTTTACTCCTATTGACTATGCTCCTGAAGGGTTGACATTCTCTGGACCACCAGTAGAACCACCTAAGTTTGAGAACAAACAACCAGAGTTAAATGTTCCTGAGACAAAAATCCCTAAGACAGAGACTCCTAAATGTCCTACTAGGGCACAAGAATTAAAAAACCCCATAGGAAAGATCCTAGAGGGTAATAAAAAGATTGTTGCTTACGAACTCGTAGGCAAAGAATGTATTGAAGTAACAGAGAAACTTAATCTTCAACAACAGATTGTAGAAAACATCCCTTCAGCAGGGTTAGTAGTTACTACAGGATCTATCGCCGCAGTTGCTGCCACCTCTGCACTGCTCGCAAAACCGCTTGCTGATCTTCTTTTGAGAGTGGTGAAACCTGCTGTGAAGAAGACTGTTCAGAAGATTGGGATTGCTTTTGGGAAGGTTCCAAAACTTCAGTCACTACGGGACCGCCAAGATCATCAGCGGATGAGGACTCGGGCACTGAGAGAACTTCGGAAGATGAAGAAGAGGTAGTAGGAAGTTGTTGAAGTATGTGGTTATGTTGTGGTATATGATTCACATTCATAACCAATACATCGGAGCATACAGCATAATATTTTGACCCAGGTTTGAACATAATTCCTGCCTTCATCAATTCACCACAATTCTTGAGTCTCGCGATCTCAAAATCTAATCGCTTGTTAGCAATTAGTTGTCTCTGCATATCATTCTGTGTATTCGCTGCTCTCTTACAATCCTCTTGTGCTTTCTTATCAAGTGGAATAGACCACGTAGCACTTACACCAAGAGATAGGTTATATGTATCCTTCTGTCCTGTTCTTACAGGAACTTGATATAACACTGAACCAGGATTGTCTGGTGCTCCATCATCATTTAGATCTCGCATATCATATACATTATCCCACCATTCATCTTCCCAAGGTTTCTGTCCAGATGCACTACCAGTGACAAATGGTGTGATGTTAAGTGTACTACCTTGACACTGAATACCATTACCATAAGTGTTGGTAATATATGGTCCTTGTAAAACCTGAATTGCCTGATTGGTCACTGAGCCACTGCTATTTGCGATGGGCGCTGCAGTAGCAGATACACCACCAACAGTCTCTGCACGCAGTGGTGTTGACAATAAAGATAGAGCAACTGCTCCTACTGTTGGAAGATAGAAGTTGTGTCGGTTACGCTTGTAACCTCGGTTACCCTTTGAATAATAGTTTGGTTTTGCAAACCAGGACCTGAATAGGTCTCTGTAAACTGGAATGCCTGTCCTACATTGTTCTGAGTCCAGTTTGGTTTTTGATTTACATTTAGTCCTGTCCATTTTGAAGTCACACCATCAATAGTTTGAGTTTCACTTGTAACACCTGGTGTCATAGATGCACCATCGTGTTTTACGTTTGTACCACTGACTGAGTAAACCCACCCTGTAGCATAATCCATCGAGTTGATTGTCTCAGTCACCTTAGAAGTAGTCTCAGTATGAGACGTCATCGATCCTTGAGTAAAATTAGGCACCACAGGCACTGCTATCACTGGAGTTCCAGCGAATGTAAACAGTGCCAAGATGACTAGTTTTAGTCTCATCAGTCTTACTGTCCGATAGTAATCTCGGAGACGAACTGACCCACAGCACTAGTACCCGCTCCGCCTGCGGTTAGTGCCATCGTTCCTGAGGTATCGATTGTACCTGCTAGGGTGTCTTTTGTACCTGCAGCAGTTGAGGTCACATTGGAGTAGTTAGGCACAGCACCTGCAGAAGGTGCACTACTGCTTAATGCGTCCCCTTGATAGAATGACTGAGTAAAGCTGAAACTTTCCCCTGCAGTTGCTTGGGTCGCTGACAACGTAGGGATCGCTCCAACGCCTGAACTGATGGTAAGAGAACCAATAGATGACGTAGCAGATCCACCACTAGGTGTGTATTGTGTAGTCACATTATTACCACTTACACTGTAAGTAGTACCGACACGCTGTACATTTGTTGCTGCCGCGTCCACAGTAAGTTGTACTGAAGAAGATAATTTATGTGTAACATCGGCATATGCAGGTGCCGTCATCAAACTCATAACAAAAAGCATCGCTGCTCTTTTCATTTTGCTCTAAAATACGAGGTCTATGTAAGCCTATTTAGCGTCGTATAAACTGTACATATGATACCGTTTTAACCGAACCCCAAATCCATTGCTATCATTATAAATATTGATGTCGCCTTCGGGGACAACACACAAACTCTCGCTTTTAAGGAGCAGTACAAATGAACCATTTCACATCAAGTGATCTAGATAAAATCCTACAGGCATCTAGGTCATACTCAGTCGGACTCGACAACATCTTCCACAGACTAGAGGCACGAGCACTAGCGGATCACGAGAAAACATCCTATCCTCCATACAATCTGATCAAAGAATCAGAAACTAAATGGAAGATCGAAGTAGCACTAGCAGGATTCAAGAAGGAAGAGTTCGAGGTCGCAACAGAAACTAACGTCCTATCAATCAGGACAGTCAAAGAGAAGAACGATGACCACAGAGGATACCTACACAAAGGTGTAGCGAAACGTACCTTTGCTAGGACATTCACACTCTCAGATGACGTAGAGATTGGCAGTGTTGATTACCAAGATGGTCTTTTGACCATAGAACTTAACAAAATCGTACCTGACAGTCACAAGAGAAAGGTATATAATATTGAGTAGTCGCTATGACGAATGAAAAAATTGCTATCGAACCCAGTAGTACACCTGATTCTGATCTTCGGTGGAACATTGGCACTTATTGAGTTTGTTCATACAAAAGCACATTTTCATTACGAAGTTGATGTTCACGGTTACGTGAAACAATACTGTGCTAAGAATGACTGCTCACAATTTGTTGATGACTGGTAGCATATATAATGTACAACTGAAGAGACCCTCGGGTCTCTTTTTTTTATGGAGTTTTTTTAATGAATCACTATGTGAACTGTGCTCCAAGGGGGAGCACTGAGTATGAATCGATCACACTAGATGTTCCTTCACAAAATGTCGATGAGGTGCTACAATACGCTAGGACGCTTGCCGACGAACATAACGTGAGTGCAAGAAGAGCATTCGCAGACATCGTTCGTGGTGTTTACAATAACCTAACAGAAAATTATGACCGTAAAAATCGTAAGAATGATCAACGGAGAAGACGTAATCGCTGATGTGCAAGAAGCGTATCCAGAGAAGGATTCTTACTCTCCTATTGGATATTTTATGAAGGATCCCTATCAGGTAAACCTGCACGCTGCAGCAGAAATGCTATTCGAAGGGACACAAGAGACACCACAAAAGATTAACGATCTAAACTTGGAACTATTCCCTTGGATCCCATTGTCTTCGAATAATGCTACACTAGTAGTATTGAGCAACGTCGCTACAATCTACAATCCACACCCTGAGGTGGAATCAAAATGGAAAACTTGTATCAAAGGTAATGACACCACTAAAGATAATCCTTCTTAAGGATCATACGCACCTAATGGGTGCAGTCACAGAACTAGATGAGGAACCCTCTTACCTTATCTCTGACTGTATGAAAATTGAAGAAGGAGAATACAAGAGGTATCCCTTCTACACGAACCAACGTGACATCTTCTTGACTTCTGACGTGGTTTTGACTATAGTTGAACCGTCTGAAGAGACCGTAACCAACTACAAGAAGGCACTTTGAGTTCAGTCTATACAAACGTAACACTGCTAGGTGATGCTATCCTCTGTCGTGGATATGAGGATGGTGTCCCTATTTCCTATAAGGAAATCATCAAACCTACACTCTATGTTCCATCACCGAAAGGTAAGTGGAAGACTCTTGATGGCGAGAAGATGGCACCTGTCAAACAAGACGGTGCTAAACGTGCTCGTGAGTTCATCGAGAAGTACAAAGGTGTTGAAGGGTTTGAGGTGCACGGTTACGAGAGATTTGTATATCAATGGATCTCAGAGAAATACCCTCACGATATGAGGGCAAACCTAGAACAGATGAAGATCTATACGATTGACATCGAGGTTGCCTGTGAGAACGGTTTCCCTGACACTGAAGCGTGTCAAGAAGAGATGCTGCTGATCACTATTAAAGATCTTAGTAGTGGTAAGTACATCACTTGGGGTACACGTGAGGCAAAGATTGACACAGAGTATCGTGTCTTCTTTACTGAACAGGAGATGTTGTCTAACTTCCACACTTGGTGGGTAGAGAACACTCCAGATGTGGTGACTGGTTGGAACTGTAATCTGTACGACATCCCCTATATCTGTCGTCGTATTGAACGTGTGCTAGGTGAGAAGTGGCAGAAATCACTATCACCTTGGAACAAGGTCAATATGCGTGAGGTATTCATCAAGGGACGTAAGAATCTTTCTTACAATATCCTTGGAGTTAGCATTCTGGATTACCTTGATCTATACCGCAAGTTTACATATACCAATCAGGAATCATATCGTCTTGACCACATTGCGTTTGTCGAACTAGATGAACGTAAGTTAGATCATAGCGAGTTTGAAAACTTCAAAGCGTTCTATACTGAGGACTGGCAGAAGTTTGTTGAATACAACATCCACGACGTTGAACTAGTAGATCGTCTTGAGCACAAGATGAAACTACTAGAACTCGCTGTGGTTATGGCATACGATGCCAAGGTAAACTTCGAGGATGTTTACTCTCAGGTTCGTATGTGGGATACACTCATCTACAACTATCTGAAGGAGCGTAAAATCTGTGTCCCTCCAAGACAAGAGAGCAACAAGAACGATAAGTACGCAGGAGCATACGTCAAAGAACCTGTCCCAGGTCTATACGATTGGGTGGTTTCGTTTGACCTTAACTCTCTGTATCCTCATCTCATTATGCAGTATAATATTTCGCCTGAGACCCTCCTCGACAAGCGTCACCCCACCGCCTCTGTTGATGGATTGCTCAATCAAGAAGTATCCATCGGGAGTGGAGATTACTGTGTGTGTGCCAACGGAGCACAATACAGGAAAGACATCCAAGGATTCCTCCCTGAGATGATGCAAAAGATCTACGATGAACGTGTGATCTATAAGAAGAAGATGATCAAGGCGAAGAAAGAATTTGAGAAGACTGGTAACAAAAAGTTACAAGATGATATTTCTGCCTTCAATAATATACAGATGGCGCGAAAGATCCAGTTGAACTCTGCATATGGTGCTATCGGTAACCAATACTTTAGGTATTATAACCTAGCGAATGCTGAAGCAATCACTCTTTCTGGGCAGGTTTCAATCCGTTGGATTGAAAATCGTATGAACGACTACCTAAATAACTTACTCAACACGGAAAAGGAGGATTATGTCATTGCATCTGACACTGACTCAATCTATCTTAACCTTGGACCTCTTGTTGATAAATTTTTTAATAGTAAGTCTGGCGATAAAGCAGCAGTTGTGGGGATACTTGACAAGATCTGCCAAGAAAAGATTGAACCCTACATTGATAAGTCTTACGCGGACCTCGCGACGTATGTATCGGCGTATGACCAAAAAATGAAAATGAAGAGGGAGACCATTGCCAACAAAGGTATATGGACTGCCAAGAAAAGATACATTCTCAATGCCTATGACATCGAAGGAGTCAGGTTTGCTGACCCTAAACTTAAGATGATGGGTATTGAGGCAGTTAAATCATCCACACCTGCTGCCTGCAGGACAGCAATTAAGGATGCTATGAAGGTGATTATGAATGGTACCGAAGAGGATACCCAAGAATTCATTTCAGACTTCAGAGACAAGTTCGAGAAATTATCAGCAGAAGAGATTGCATTCCCACGTGGATGTAATGGTCTGTCAAAGTTCTCAAATCCTGCTACAATATACTCAAAGGGAACTCCTATCCACGTGAGAGGAGCACTCCTATACAATTTCTATATCAAGAAGAACAAACTATCTCACAAGTTTCCTCTGATTCAAGAGGGTGAGAAGGTCAAGTTCCTCTACTTGAAGACCCCAAACAAAATCCAAGAGAACGTTGTAAGTTTCTTTCAGACTCTGCCGAAAGAATTTGGTCTTGACAAGTCCATAGATTATGACCTACAATTCCAGAAGAGTTTCCTTGACCCACTACAGGTTATTATGGATACTATCAACTGGAAAGCAGAGAAGATTGCTAACCTAGACGAATTTTTCCTATGACTACATCCTTTCTAAAAGACATTATTAAAGACATCGGCAATGACTACGCTTCAGTTGTTAGCGACGGGGTTGCTGCAGGTGATGTGTCTTCTTTTGTTGACACTGGGTCTTATATTTTCAATGCCCTTGTTAGTGGTTCGATTTATGGAGGTTTGCCTTCAAACAAGATCACCGCTATTGCAGGAGAGAGCAGCACTGGGAAAACTTTTTTTACTCTTAGTGTCGTTCGCAGTTTCTTGGAGTCTAATCCTGACGGTATTGTACTATACTTTGAATCTGAATCTGCTGTCTCCAAAGATATGCTAGAGAGCAGAGGCATCGATGCTAATCGTGTCGCTGTTGTACCTGTCACGACTGTGCAGGAGTTCAGAACACAGGCACTCAAGACTCTGAAGAACTATTCCAAGATGGATGAGTCAGATCGTAAACCTATGATGTTCTGTCTTGACTCACTTGGTATGCTTTCCACTAGTAAAGAAGTATCTGATAGTGAGGAAGGTAAAGAGACTAGAGATATGACACGTGCACAGGTTGTGAAAGCAATCTTCCGTGTGCTGACTCTGGAACTTGGTCGCTGTAATGTACCTCTGATCGTCACCAACCATACATATGATGTAGTAGGTGCGTATGTTCCAACCAAAGAAATGGGTGGAGGATCAGGTCTTAAGTATGCTGCAAGCACAATTATTTTCCTGAGTAAATCTAAGGAACGTGACTCCAAGAAGGAGATCGTTGGTAATATTATTAAGTGTACGACTGCAAAGTCACGCTTCACGAAAGAAAATTCAAAAGTAGAAACGAGGTTATTCTATGACGCAAGGGGATTGGACAAATATTATGGACTATTGGAACTGGGTGAGAAGTATGGAGTCTTCGAACGGAGGGGGAATAGGGTTGTGGTTGGTGAATCTACCGCTTTTCCTTCTGTGGTTCTTGCCTCTCCTGAGAAATATTTCACAGAAGAAATAATGGCAAAACTTGAGGAGGCAGCGAAACAGGAGTTCGCATATGGATCCTAATAATTTTATTAAGGTCTATGATAATGCCTTACCTAAGGAAGTCTGTACTAATGCAATCAGATTATTCGAGGAAGAAGAACTCGATGTCTGGGATAGAGACGGTCGTCCTACGTTTGCACAGTTCAATATCACTGAGTGCATAGAAAAAACTGAGAACAAAGACTGGGATATTATCCAGTCAGAATTCATCAAGTCTGCACACGATCACATCCAAAAATATATGGATGACTGTGACTGCAGGCAATACTTTCCACAAAGGACATCACTTGAACAGTTTAGAATCAAGAGATACAAACCAGATACAGATGATCAATTCAAATGGCACGTTGATGTGGGTGACCACGAGTCTGCTAAGAGAATGCTCGTACTGTTCTGGTATCTAAATGATGTGGAAGAGGGTGGAGAAACTGAATTCAAACATATGAAAGTTACTCCTAAGTGTGGTAGACTATTGGTGTTCCCTCCCACGTGGACTTACCCTCACGCAGGATTACCTGCAATCTCTAACGCAAAATACATCGCGGGAACTTACATTCATTATGTCTAATTCTGTAGAAGATCTAGTTGTTGCATCTTTGCTGCATAATACAGACTTCACTAGGAAAACTCTTCCTCATATCAAAACAGATTACTTTGAAAACTATAATAATAAGGTAATCTTTGAGGAACTCTCTTCATATTTTACTCAGTATGATAATCTTCCTACAAAGGAAGCATTGCGTATTGAGATTGAGTCACGTAGTGATCTAAATGAAACTACGTTCACTGAAGTAAAACAAACACTCGATCTTGCTACTGAAGAACCACACGAAATTGACTGGTTGGTACACACCTCAGAGAAGTGGTGTCGTGATCGTGCTATCTACAATGCACTCCTAGAGTCTATCCAGATTGCTGACGGTAATTCTGAGACAATGGGACGTGATGCTATCCCTTCTATTCTCTCAAATGCTTTATCCGTTAGTTTTGATAATTCTGTTGGGCACGACTACCTTGATGATGCTGATCAACGGTATCAGTTTTACCATAGGGTAGAAGAAAAGATTCCTTTTGATATTGAATTACTCAATAAAGTTACCAAGGGTGGTCTATCTAAGAAGACATTGAACGTAGCACTTGCAGGTACAGGTGTTGGTAAGAGTTTGTTTATGTGTCACTGTGCTGCTGCTAATCTTGCTGCAGGATATAACGTGCTATACATCACGTTGGAGATGGCAGAAGAAAAGATTGCTGAGCGTATTGACGCTAACTTGATGAACATTCCAGTTCAGAAACTAGAGACACTACCTAAACCAATGTTCGATTCTAAGATCGAAAAGGTTCAAAACAAAACACAGGGTCGTCTCTTGATCAAGGAATATCCTACTGCATCAGCACACGTAGGACACTTCAAGGCATTGTTGCAAGAACTTTCTATCAAGAAAGCATTTGTACCAGACATCATTTATGTTGACTACCTTAACATTTGCAGTTCGTCACGATACAAAGGTGCTATAGTTAACTCATACACATTTGTTAAATCCATTGCTGAAGAACTACGTGGACTTGCAGGTGAACATAATGTCCCTATCGTATCCGCTACTCAAACTACTCGTAGTGGTTATGGCAATTCTGATGTTGACCTGACAGATACTTCGGAGTCATTTGGACTCCCTGCTACTGCAGACTTTATGGTTGCTCTAATCTCTACTGATGAGATGGAAGAGTTGAATCAAATTATGGTGAAGCAACTCAAGAATAGATACAATGATCCCACAGTAAACAAACGATTTGTTGTGGGTATTGACAGAGCGAAGATGCGTCTGTATGATTGTGAAGAACAAAAGAAGATCGTGGACTCTGGACAAGAGGAAACGATTGATGCATCTGACATCCTAACCTTCTCTAAACAAAACTTTAACGATTTCAAAATTTAATTATGACTGAGGACAAAGCAGAGTTTCGGGAATCTGTGAACACAGAACCCGAATCTATGGACAACCCTGCTGATCGTATCCCTAAAGAATTTAAGGGACCACAGGGATTCAAAGGCAAAGAAGTTTACGAAAAGCGTAACAAGAATTCTAAGAAGAAAGAACCATTCACAGTCGATCTTGCTAACTATCTGAAGTTTGTAAATCAAACTACTAGTAAAGAGTCAAAAGATTTTGACACACTGATGGAACGCTACGAAACTCTCAAGGGAGAGGGATGTGACATCGAACGTCTTGACACTGCTGCCTCTGGTCTTGTTGCTGAGGGTGGTGAGTTTATGGAGATTGTCAAGAAACTTAAGTTCCAAGGCAAACCCTGGAATGATGACAACAAAGAGCATCTCATCATTGAACTTGGTGATGTTATGTGGTATGTCGCCCAAGCGTGTATGGCACTTGGTGTAGGAATCGATGAAGTTATCTTCCGTAACACAGTTAAACTGACCACACGTTATCCTGAGGGTGAGTTTACTGTTGTCAGGTCTGAAAAACGTAAGAAGGGGGACAGATAATGGGTACAGAAATGCTTGCAGCAAAGACAACACTTGCTATGCTCGGTGGAGCAGTCAGTGCTTGGAACTCTATGTCATATGGAGAGGGATTTCTTTTCTCTCTATGGATTCTTGGGATGTATTATCTCAAACTAAAAATGGATAAGAGATTCGGGGTTGACAAAAGAAAGTAAGTCGGTTATATTATAAGAGTCGGACCGATCAACCGACACGGGAGTGACTGAATAACCCTGTTGGAATTAGGCGGGGTAATGTAAACAGTCAGGGGTGGTGCCCGCTCTTCGGAGAAGTCCTTACCAGGGCGACTGTTGTTGTTATGTACTAATTTTCGCACTAGCGATTCCCATAACTTGTAGGTATAATGTATTCCTACCTCCCACCACACC